CTAGCTTCATATGGTATGTTATCAATATATTTCCAATCAGGAATACACACTCCCTCTAAACTTCCTATCTCACCAAGTCCATATACCTTCCACCAGTTTGCCCAGTATGTTGATGTCTTAGCTTTTACTTTAGCTTTCTCTATTTCTTTAACTATTGAAGCAGGTAAGCTATCGTTGTCTTTATAAGTTAATGTTAGAAAGTCAGTATCTTCTTGACCTATTAGTTCTTTATCTACCCAGAATATGTTACTAGGATTGTAATCTAACCACACGGTTTCTGATGTTCTTACTGCTAGTTGTTGGTACACCTCAAAGCTAGGAATGTTATTACATTCATTTATAAATAGGTCTGTTCTTCTTGCTCCTCTAAGTTTGTCTGGTTGGTCTGTACTAAAGAACTCTATATATGACCCTGTACTGAATTGGTACTTTAGAGTTGATTTGTTGAACTTTCTCTCATCGTACCTATTGGTTTGCTTAAGTATATTAAGAAAGTCCTTTAAAGCTCCTCTACGTAAGTGTGGGACTGATTCTGCTACTACGCTTATTTCTTTGTTCTTGTTTTTAATAGCATAGTCAATAAGTATCATTAGAATAGCTATGGTCTTACCTGCAGAACTACCTCCCCTTACAATTCTTATTCTTTTGTGTAATTCTCTAAGTTTTACTACTGCTTCTGTTTTAGCAAACATTAATCAATAAATAAAGGTACATCTTCGTTTATAGTTATATCCTTTGTTTCTTTTGGTTTACCTGCAAAGTAATTATAGTAGAGTTGAACAAATTTAAAGTCCTTTTTTTCTAAGCCATCTTTAAGAGCTTCAAATGCTAAAGGTTCTAATGGAGTAAGTTTCTCTATTAATTGTACCTCCTCTTGCTTAGGTTTTCTACCTGAACCTTCTCTTTTACCTCCTCTGTTTTCTATTTTCATATCTTTGAAAAACTTTGATTAATCAAAATTGTATATCTATATATCGAAAAATAAATTAAATTTTTAAAATAATTCAGTTTGGTTTTCTATTTGTTTTGTTCTTATTCCCATTACAGTATCTAATATTGTTTTACCAGCTTCATAGTCAACAAGGTTTCTTGCAACTTTTTGAATACTTTGTTTTCCTTTATATTTTCTAAAATCGTAATCGTGAAATTCACACCATTTTTCTACTTCATTATTACTTTCCATTATACTAGCTTTTCTTTCATTTAAATTATTGGGTAAATTAAAATTAGTCCAATATAAATGCCTACCCCTTTTTTTTGCTGGTATTAATGGGTCGTAATAGGGTATAACATTTTCTATAACATACTTTCCTTCAAACCATTTATCTAAAAATAATATTTCTTGATATAATTTCATATCAGGATAAACTGCTGTAGTTGTATTTCTTCTAGCAAATCTTGCTCTTGAATGTGTAGGACAAGGAGGACTTGACCATATAAAATCATATTCTTTATAATGGTCTAATAAATACTGGTGTGCATCAGCTACTATTACTTTATCACTAGGGAATCGTTCTTGGTATAATCTTGCAAGTTCTTCATCCCTTTCTACTGCAGTAATATCGTGGTCATCTCCCCACTTATATCTATTACCTCCAAGACAAGCATATAGGTTTAATATTTTCACGCTTCTTCTTTTTGCAGAACTTTATTATACATATCCTCTGTGTAGAGTGCTAAGTCGTCTATGTCTTTATTAGTAAGATACTTTATACGATGTTTAATTAAGATTCTTTTGTTCTCATTTCCCACGTCATCAATATCATTTATAATAATGTCTAGCCACCTATCTATGTTCTTATTGTATAATTTATAAATATCATAGTTCCTAATTAAATGTAGTGCTGTGGCGTGGTGCATATTCTTTCCATTCTCTTTAAAGAAGTTAGCTATTCTACTTAATCCTATTCCTAAATATTTTCTAAGCACAAAACAAACTAAAGACCTTGCTTCTACGTGTTCTCTTTGTCTTGTATTTTCAAACACATCTAAACCTGATAATTTATTTACTTGTTGTGCAATATATAAAGCTCTTTTTTCAGTTACTATACTCGATTGCTTTATAACATTTGATTCTTTCATAATAATAATAATTTAATTTTTAGTTCTCTTTGTATCTCCTGAAGCATACCTACGGCATCTTCTGTGTCTCCCATATCTATAGCATCTATTATAATGTCTATATCTTCTATTAGTTCTTTCAAAGCGTACCTGTCAATATGTAGTCATCTAATGCAGCTCCATTAATAAAGAATGTTTCAAATATATCTACTGCCTTCTCTACTTTTCTTTTACCTTCTAAATAAAATTCTTCTGAACAATCCCATACACCTAAATCTAAACTTCCTTTGTCCATTACTAGGAATTTGAATTCTTCATATCCCACCTTAAATAGTTCACAGTATAAATAGCATTGTACATCATATCCGTATTTCTTTGCAGCATATGGAAAACCTTTAATGTCTGTTGTAGTTTTTAAATCTACTATTCTACCTTTTCCCAGAACGTCTGCCTTACCTCTAAATGGATAACCACAAACATTGCCTATTGCAGGAACTTCAAAATCACAGTCAGTTATCATTTTAAGTGCGTGTTCGTTTCTAAAGAAAGCATCTGCTAATTTCTCAGCTTTATTCTTTTCTTGCATTGTAAATACTCTACCGTGTTCTTCCTTTGCTAATTTATATGCTTTTGTATTCTTACTAGCAACATCTACAAATATCTGTGCATTAAAAACGTGAGGTTCTAATATAGCTGTATGAAATAACCACCCATCTCTTAAAGGTTGTGTTTCTGGATTTCCATACTGAGTAACGTGCTTATAAGTTTTAGGACTTGATAATAGTAATTTAAGTGAGGAGCTACTTAATGCTAACTTATTAAGTTCTCCATAGTAGAAAGAATCATCATCCATTTTAGATAATAGTTCTTTATGGTCATAGTTTTTACCGTCTAGTAGTTGTATCATTTTAATAGTTTTTCTGATTTTCTTGCTCTTTCTATAGCTCTTAGTTTATCTGATTCTGCTAATTTAATTTTAAAATCCATTATATGCAATTCGTTTAAAGCATTATTAGTGAACATATACATCTCATTTAAATTCTTTATAAGGTTTGATAATTCCTTAGTAGATTCTTTGTTCTTTTTTTTCTTGTCGTATGCTTTGATTAATGTTTGCCCTATATAATTGAAGTTTGCTTCGTATATCTGTCTTTGAAAAAGTGTCATTTTGTTTTAAGCTGTGCTGCACATACTGCCAATCTTTGATTTTGATTCGTATATTCTTTAATCATTACTTGGTCTGACATACAACGATTAATAAATTCGTTATTTGTTTCTGATGATTTCTTTTTAGGTATAGGCATAGTAAATTATTATTGTGATTAGTATTCCAATTATACTATAAGCAACTATTTTTAAGGATGCTCTTTCTTTAGCAGGATTTCTACCCTGATTGCTTCTATACCGTCTTTGTCTCATTTTGTTTTAGATATTAGTTTCTTTAATATTATTTTTATTTATAATATTATTTTCTAAATCGAGTATAGTGTATCCTTGTTCTGCAAGAAGTTTAATAGCTTTTTTTTGTTCTTTTACTCTTTCTCTAATTCTAAATGTTTCAAAAATTTCATTACTTATTGGTTCTGACATAATTTTATTTTTTAGTTTGTTTATTAAATACTAAGATTAGTTAATTGCTATTGCAAATACAACTGCCATATTTGTTTTCAAGTTCGCCCATAGACAGGTTACGATTTCATTTCGTTATTAATCTTTCAAATAACTCCTATACCTCGCTTGGGTATGTCTATTCTCATAGAGCTTGTATAACTATCTTTTCCCTAGCACTCCCTAAGGTGCGTACTTACTTAAGTTTCAGTCGCTATTCAGTAATAAGCATCGTTTCCAAGTTATGCGCCTTGTCTCCCTATGCGTTTTGCCTAATCTCAGTAAATTAATGTACGTTTGTTAATAATGCTAATATAAGTAATAAAATGTTATTAACAAAATTTAATTATGTATATCTTTATTTATAATACTAGCGTGTTTTTCTTTTAGAAGATATACAGGTTTTAATAATCGTTTCTTAGTCCACATTGTAGTATCAGGACAATACATTTCTACAGGTTCAGGCATCTCTAAATAGTTCAACCAATACAAGTAGTTTCCTTTAGGGTCTGATACAAAATAGAGCTTAACAATTTCAGAATCCATACTTATAAGTTGTTCATACTTAAATACTTCTAACATCTTTTCTTCATAGTATTTATTTCTAAATTTCATTTCTATTACGCATCTATGTCCCTTAGGAGTATATCCTTCAGCATCATAATGCTCAAAGCCATTACCTGACCATTTTAAATCCCAGTTATCTAAGTTTAATACCTTGACTACTGTTTGTTCATATAAGTGTATCTTATTTAATCCCATTAGCGTAAATATCATTAAGTTGTTTAATCCACGCTATATATGTTTTTGGAGTACAAGTACAAGGTAAATAATACGAGTGCTTAAAGTACTTAGAATGTAGTTTAGCTATTAACTCTTGTTCTTTTCTATTTATGCTTTTACCATTAGCAGATTTAAACTCTGTCCAGTTTTTATATTCTTCTTTACTAAACTTTTGTAATTCCATTTCTGTCTATTTTAAATTGATTTAAAGCATCTTTTCTCTTGTCACATTCGCACTTAGTTCCCCTTACACTATGGTAAGTATCCACTATGTATTTTATTCCTGTGTATGTTGTTATTAATTCTACTAAGTTTCCTAGTTTCATTTTTTTATTGCTTTAAAATATTCTTTAACATTATTTAAGTTGTAACAGGATATTATTTCTCTGTCATTTTTATATATTTTCCATTTTGTATCTGACCAATGAATTGTCTGCCAAGATTTTCTTTTTATAACATACTCTTTATAATGGTATTCTTCTTTACTTATTTTTTTTAATTCTACTTTTTTACCAGTTTGTGAATTTACATAAAGTTGTTGATTGATATAAAAATAGTCGTCTCTTTTCATAAATTTTCTTTTAGTTTCTGTTTTACTTTCTTATAAGTATTGTATAAGCTGTAATAACTTATTTTACTTTTTCTGGATAGTTCACTTATATTAGTACCATCTTCTACTATTTCATATACTTTTTTATCGTACCAGTACATATCTTTAAGTATCTCTTGTAGCTTTTGATAGACCTCATCATAGTTGTTATGGTCAATCTCTGTAATAGGTTCTATATTTTCTAAGCTAACTAATTTAACTTTACTTTTCTTTCTAATCAAATCTACATACAAACCTCTTAATAATTTAAATACATAATAATAGTTTATTTCATCACCGTACATAAAGTCAATACCTTTCCTGGTATTTTTGATTAAAAGAATATACATAGTTTGTACTATATCTTCAGCTTCTTCTTTGTTTAAACCTCCAAAAGTTATAACAATATCTGTCCATTGATTATGTTTCTTATACGCTATTTCTACTGGTGTTTTCAAAATGGAAAGTTAACTTGTTCTGTCATAGTAGGACTAATTAAATTACTTCCATTAATTTGGAATCCTACGTTATTTAAAATTGATTTTAGTTTTATAGGTTCATCTAATGGAGTAGGTCTCCCACCTGTATCAATATCTTTTACTTTTCTTACGTGAATGTGATTATACATCCAATCGGTAGGGTGTTGAGTATATCTGTGAATTACTATAAACTCATCACTTCTATTTACAAACTTACCACCACCCTCTACATCACTAGCCATAGGAGGTATTGGATGTCCTGCGTATTCATCTTGTATATTATGTTTCTTTCTTAAAGATTCTGTAGCTGCGTGAGTGTTTAACCATACTGATACATTATGAGTTTTACAAAATAATCGTATCTCAGAAGTTGCCTCATAATCATAATCGTGTGAGTTAATTCCTTTTAACATATCTCTATCCTTCATTAAAGAGTTATAAGGGTCTATTAAGAACCCTTGGTAGTTCCACGCTTTTTTAATATTAGTAGCTAAAGTTAATAAAGATTTATATGTATGTAATTGGTTAGTGTCAATAATCTTAAATTGATGAAATATAAATTCTTTGTGTTTGTTAAATTCTTCTTCAGGAATTTTGTTGATTGGTTTAGCAGCTAA